AGGCGGGAGCGCGACGTGAGAGGGGTGACCCTCCCCCTACCAGGTTCGCGACGTAACGAACGTGCGCGATCCTGTTTCGGCTTCGAGCTTGTCCCACTTTTCGCGGTTGCACGTGTTGTGAGCTGGCTGCTTGTTGGTGATGTCGTGCTCGAGCTCGGGGAACTTGATGACGGGCAGGATGTGGTCGACGACGTAGCACCAGGGGTTGGGGTACTTGAGCGCGTAGTCGATGGGCTTGAGGCAGAGCGCGCATGGTGGTTCGCCTCGTCGTAGGACGGTGCGGTGTCTGTCGCGGATGGTGGTATTCCGATTCGCCACTCGCAGCCTGCCGTTCTGTCCTACCCTGCTGGGGTCTGATACCTGACCTGAGGGGGAGTCGTGAGCGTCACCGTTACCGATAAGAAGCCGCGCCCAATCTCGACGATCGTCAGTTGGTGTGTGACGGTGTTGACGTTGGGCTACACCCTGCCGTGGGCTGTGGCCGCTACGAGGGGTAAGCGGAACACTTGGGGCATCTTCTGGCTCACGGTGCTGCTTGGGTGGACGGTTGTTGGTTGGTTGGTTGCGTTGGTGATGTCGTTGAATTCGCACAACCTGGTTGCGGTTAACCAGCAGCCTCAGTATCAGCAGTACCCGCCTCGCTGAGGCACCGTTCTTCGCATTCGCGGGCAAGGCTTGGGACTACGAACCGTGTGCCGCAGAGTTCGCACACCCACCGGTCAGCCTTCGTCGTCGTCCCCGCCGATCATGGAGCTGGTGGGGATGTCGGTGTACGTCTTGACTGCCGCCCTAGACATGCGGGTGAGGTAGTCCTCGACCTGTTCGGGTACGGGGCGTGAGTCTTCGATGCCGTCGTCCATGCGGATGCAGATGGATTCGCCGATGGTGACCTCAAGGACCATTACGCCGCGCTCCTGACCTTGTGGTTCACGATGTAGCTGACGTGCGGCTGGCTGATCCCGTACTTGCGGGCCAACGCGTACTGCGAGAGGCCGCTAGTGGCGTACTCGTGACGAAGCTCGGCGACCTCGTGACGAAGCTCGGCGACCTCGACGTCGGAGAGTTTGGTTTGCGGCAGATCGAACTCGCGAGACTGCCGGCCCTTAGCGCACTTGTCGGACATGTTGTCGGCGTCTGTGCCTAGGAACAAGTGGTCGGGGTTGCAGCAAGGCGGGTTGTCGCAGCGGTGAAGCACGTGCATACCCTCGGGGATGGGACCGTGTGTGACGGTCCAGGCTGCGCGGTGTGTGGCGACCATCGTGTGCATGCCATCGTCGCGCCTTGCGCGGATGATGCCGTAACCGAATGCGTTGTGGGCGCCGGCGTATTCGAGGCATCCGTTGTTGGTCCGAACCACCTTGGCCCACAAGCGGCGGGGCAGGGTGTCAACCATCATGCGGGCACCGGCGCTCTCTCGTTGAGGATGACGATGGTCCACTCGTTGGCGTCGAGCCATGCGGTGTGTTTGTCGGTGTGGTGTGCGCAGAGGAAGACTGGTTCGTGGCCGTCTTTGAGGGCGGCAGCGAATTGTTCGGCGGTCCCTGAGGCTTCGCAGTCGGCCCGGTGGAGGAGGCTGTGCTTAGCCATGCTCGGGGGAGCCTTTGAGGATGTTCCAGGGGTTGTCGATGCGGTCGAGGGCGGCGGAGTAGCCGGTGATTTCGTCGGCGAGTTCGCGGGCTTGGTCGTAGTCGCCCATTGCGACGAGGACTGCCCATTGGCGGCCGGCTCGGAGCATGTTGTTGGTGAGGGTGTCGCGGTCCATGGTTTCTCCGAGCTTGGGTGCCGTAGCACACTTGGTCGGCGGTCTTCCTAGGCCGTCGGCTTGGGTCACGTTGGGTTGCGGGTTGGCACTGACGTTGCGGGAACGCGACATCAGTGCCGTGCGGGGCCGTCACCGCGTTGGCAGATCAGGCCCCGCACGCGCTATGACCACGGGAGGCTGCGACGGCGCTAGTCCCAGCCTGTGCATTGAGCCGTGGCGTTTGCACATCCTCGGTAGCGAGGACTCTTGCGCCACCGCAACTTGCCGCTCTGTGGCTCGTGGCCCTCTATGTGTGTCGGCACGGCGGTGGACGAATGGGGTGCAATAGAACGCGCCCAACGATGGGTCAGGTGCGTTGTATTGCTCGGGGGGTGTTGCAGGTTCCCTATAAGGGCTTACAGGTTTCACGCAACCGGTCGTTTTCTGCGGCGACCCGGTTGAGCGCGGCAGACCTGAGTGCGAGCGTGTCCGTGAGCTCAGCCGTTTTCAGTTCGAGCCGGCGCACTGTCGCTACCAGGGCGCGGATCTGAGCGGCCGTGTACGGGACGCCATCAACGATCATGTTGCGTCCTGGTGCGACAGGACCGGTGGTTTCGTGGCAGCGCGGTGCAACATCACAGGAACGCCATGTCGGACCAACCTAAGGGCGCATGTTCACCAACGAGGTACGCCAGGATCCCTGAGCGTGAGTAGCGACCCGTCATGTCGGTGAGCCACTTGGAACCGCCGTCAAGGCTGGGCGCTTGGAATACGCTGCAACTGCCCATGTCCCAGGCGGCGAAGTGGTGACGGTGCGCGGTCTGCCAGATCCGTGCGGCGTGCGCGTTGTGGTCGCCGCGGACTTGACCGTTGAGCCACTTCTCGAACCCTGCGGCGTCTGAGCCCGGGATTTTGTGGCCGTGGTTGAACGCCATCGGCACACCAGCAACGTCCGCGTACACGTTCATTTCGTCGTGCGGGATGGTCCACTGGACGTGGGAGAACTCAGGCCGGTCTAGGACACGGCGGAGTGTTTCGGCGAGGAACCCGCCAGCGTTGTCCGAGTCGGACGTCTGTGACTTGGCTGAGCCCATGCGCCCGAACTCGCCGTGATTGCACAACACGCTGACGAACTGTGCCCGCTCAAACTGGGGGAACAGGTGCTTGGCGTACTGCTCCCACACGTCCAGGACGAAGTTCATTTGTCCGCGGTGGTTGAGCTCGACGGTGAACAGTTGGGCGGCGTAGTTGCCGGCGCAGTTTTCCATCGGGTCGCCGTTGTTGACGAGCACGACTTCGCTGATGTTGTAGTCGCCGATCATGCGGTCGAGCCACCGGTCAACGTTCTGCAGGCCGTCCTCGAGCCGCTTCAGGGTGGCTGCGACACCGCCGCCTTCGGACTTGCCGCCCTGAATGTCCGCCAGGTTGATGACCGCAGCGACCTGCGCGTCAGAAGGCTTGCGATTGCGCAAGGATTTTGACGGGATCTTCCACGACTGGACTGCCTTTCGACGCTCAGCAATCTCGGCGTCAGACAAGCGCGCCTTCGCCTTTCGGGTGAACCGGGCAGAGTACGAATACAGCTGCACCAGGTCGCGCCCACCGTTGCCGTCGCTGGCGGACTGCTGCCAAGTCGACATGCGAACCGTGTCGTCCACGACCTCGAACTCGGTCGGGTCCAACTGGAAGATGTTGAAGATGCGGGACCAGTCATCGGCCGTGATCGGGGCGTCTAGGGCGACGTCTACGAACTCGCCACCTTCAGGGGTGACGTTAACGCGGCCCTTGTTCGCCAAGTGCTCACGCTCGATGCTGCCGACCCTGCGTACGGACTCAGCAAGGCTCATGCGAAGCACCGGCAAGCGCGCGACCTGTGGCGATTCGGGGTTTGCATCCCGACAACGTGACCTTCAGCCTTCAATGCCTCGTAGATCTGCGTCTGGGACCACCCGTTGCTGAGCATGTGCTGCAACGCGGCAGCCTCGTCGGGTGGGAGCTCTTCGAGGAGCCGGCCGACCGAACAGGGCAGTCCGTGGACCCTCTCAGGTTTGGGCTGGGTGATGCGGTCCGCGAGCGCCATGGGAGGCACCTCTCGTGTGGACCCTCAGGCGTGAGCGTGGGGTCGACCGATGGGGGTTCACTACGGGCAGCACAAAGCCCCACCAGATACAGGCCAGAGGCGAAGTCCGGTGGGGCTAGGGCTGGACGCGTGTTACCGCTCCCGAGGGATGGTAAACACGCTACGCGCAGCGTACTACGCAAGTGTCACATCTGTCTACTTTTTGGCAGATCCTAGCGTTTCCATCACGTCAGAGATGTGGTATCGCTTCGGGCTCGTGTTGGTTCGCCGCCACTGGTGAACGGACGCAAGGTTCTTCACATAGTCGTAGGTCAGCCCGCGCAGTTTGGCGATCTCATTGAGGGTGAACCACTCGTACGTCACGCGGCGCTGGCCAGTGACTCGATGTGGCCCAGAAGGTCGGGTCCTTGCCGGAACCATTCGCCGTACTGCCTGAGGTGTGCGAATTGAGCGTGCAGCGCCTTCTCGTCGCGCATGGATCCTGTCGTGACGGCCAGCACCTCCTCATGGGGAACGTGCTTCAGTCTCTGCGCCAGGTTGGTCGTGAATCCGATCTTCACCAACGAGCCGAGCCGGATGAAGTAGATGGCACCGCGGGTGTCCATCTTGGGCATCCTGGATGACTCGTTCACGACAGCTGCTTGAGGTATGGCGTCGTTGATGAGCATGGTGGCAAGTCGGTAGACCTTAGCGATGTGCCGGTCGCAGATTGGTAGTCCGACGTGCTGCGTTTCGGCTTCTGCACATCTCGGAAAGACGCAGATCCCCTCATCGCCTGTAGCCTGTTGCATATCGACTCCTCGTAGTCGGTCAAGCCCCCGGCAGATTCGCCTCTGCGCGGGGGTACTTCATGTCAATAGTCTCATGTCACCCGGTCATTTCCGTGACTATCCGGCGCCCCAACTGCATCCATTCCCTTGCGGGCCAACGATGTTCGGTGTCGACCGAGCAGGCAACCTCAGACGGGAGCATGTCGTCGTCCTTGCGCAGCATGGCTCGGAGCTCGCCAGGGCAGGGGATCCTTTCGCCCATGTCGCTTGTGCCGTGTTCGGGGCATCCGCCGATGGGGAATTTGCGAACCCCGGTCTCTTGGACGATCCCCGAGAGGCTCCGCGCGTGCTTGGCGACCTCCTTGCGCAGGTTCTCGCCGTCGTCGGGGAAGTCGGTGACGATCCGGTCTGCCCACGTGTTCACGAATGAGGTCATCCCGTCGACCGTTAGTTCGACGTGAGTCGCGAGTGCAGCACCTTCGGCCCCGCGCATGTTCTCCAGGATGAATGAGCACCAGTAGTGCAGGTCGTGGAACGCGTCGATCCGGACGTCAAGGATGTGGGCGCTGATGGGCATGGGCGGCTCCTTGCTGGCCTTCACCTGTGACCCGTGTCCGCGCCTAGCCGGCTCGAGCGCGGCGTCGTAGTTGTCTCTAATGCTCGTCAGTGATCTGCGGATGGCTCCGGTCAACTCGTAGTTGTCGCTCACGTTGCGTTCCTTCCGGTGATCCTGTTGAGGATGCGGACTCCGATGGGTGGGCGTGGTTTGGTTGGGGGGTGTCTGATGGGGTTGACGAGGGCTTCGATTTCGCCGACGCAGAGGACGCACAGTTCGCCGTGCCGGTCGACTCGGACGTTTCCGCAGAGGCCGCACCAGATGACGTAGTTCATGGCGCCTTTCTCCTGGTGATGCCTAGGAGGGTTCCTGGTGTGCCGCGTAGTGCTTGTTCGGCGCGTTTGACGGCGGCGGTTGCGGTGGTGATGTCGGTTTCGGTGGCGTTGGGGTTGAGTTGGCAGTCGCCTAGGTAGCGGATGGCGGCGTCGTAGAGGGCGCGTCGTTCGTCGCGGGTCATCAGATGTCTTCCCAGGGGATGCCGGTGCCGAACCCGACTTGGCGGGTTGCGTGTTCGTCTGAGTGGCGGCGTTCGGTTTGGGTGTCTGCGGATCCGAGTTGGCCCGGTTCGTACGGTTCTTCGGCGGGTTCGTCTTTGCCGAATGCGATGTCGAGGCTGATGGTCAGGCGCCTCATTGGATGCGCCCGCAGCATTGGCGCCTCATTTGGGCGGCGACTCGTTCGGATTCGCGGTCGCCGATGTGGTCGGTTTGCTCAAGCTGGTACACGACGGCTCGGTGGTGGGAACACAACGGGATGAGTTGGGGTGCGCCGATCTCGTCTGGCTGGTCTCCTGGCATCACGCACCGTCCGTGGTGGTGGGTTCGGCAGCCTCACCAGACGGGGCAGGGCGGTAGTCGCGTGGCATGGTGTCGGGCGCGTTGGCGGGGACCTTCGCGTCGCACCAGGCGCACTGAGGGATGCGGCTCGGCCATGAGTGGATCGGCGTGTGGCCGCGACCGACGACGATGCACAGCGCGCGCTCGAACCAAGCCGGGAAGTAGTACGGGTGGCGGTCGAACCGGAACGCGATCTGCCTGCGTCGCTCCTGGGCTCGGGTTGCGCGGACGGTGGCGCTCATCGCCCTTCCCCGCTTTCGGGTGCGGTATCAGCGGGGTCCATGCCGGTGTCGCCCTCGCGTGGCGGGTCGCAGCGGCACACGTATTCGCGGTGGCCATAGTCGTGTCGCCAGCACTTGCCCGCCTCGGGTGCGGTGTCGACCTTGCCACCCGCCGTGGGGGTGGCGCGCTCTTGGTCGGCAACAGCCATGACGGCGCGCACGACCCGGTCATCCCACTCCTGCTCGCTGACCTCTGTGTCGGAGTCGTATGCGGAATGCACGGCCGCTTGGTAGCGCAGGAAACGCTTCTCGTCGCCTGCCCCCTCGGGTTGCGTGTCCGCTGCCCCAACCCGCGGCATGCCATCTGCGCCACAGGTGCAGTAGCCGCGATCCGGGTTGCACGTTGGGCCGTGGTTGTTGGCGCAACAGGCGGGACACTTGATCTGTCCGCCACAGGGCCAGCCGGGCGTGTGGTAGGTGCCGATGGGGAGCATCGCTCGGATGTCGCGGGCCGCTCGCTCTGTCGCACCTCCGACGAAAGGCTCGGCCTCTAGTCGCTCCGCCAGCGCGGTCAGGTCTTCACGGACCTGCCGCAACGCAGACTCGGCGGCATCAGCACGGGCGGTCTCGCTGTCCACGTCGCTCTGGTATGGCTTCTCGGCGAGCGCCCGTGTGAGGCTGGCGACGTGCCGAAGGGCCTCGTTCGCCGCCTTGTCGGAGCGACGCCACGCCCCGTTGAGGCGAGCAGCCTCGTCTCGTAGTGGTGCGACCCGCGCCTCGGCATCCTCAGCGCGCGACCTCCAACCGGCGGCCTCGATGTCGCGGTGGTACGCGACCTGCGCCTCGACCAACGGCAGAACAGCCCGGGCAGCGTCCGTCCAGTCGTAGCCGCCACTCGCCAGACCCAGGCACTGAGACTCGATCGCCTCCGCGATCTGCTGCACCAGCGCCTCACCAGCCGTGTCAACGTCGGGGGCGGGGGTGTGGTCGGAATCTGGCTGCGGGGCCGTCTCCGTGGATTCTGGCGCGTCCTCGGGGGTGTTCTGGCTCATGCTGCTACCTCGATCGTTTCGATAACCAGGACCAGCGCGGCATCAGCCCACTGCTCCCCATGTCGGATGGTGAGTTCCGGAATGACCCGGCAGTTGTCCTCGTCAAGCCGTCCCGCGTCCCTGAGCCCGTCGATACACGCCTTAACCGTCGGAGCGATCCCGTCAAGGTCGTAAAGGCGCTTGTCATCCCGGTGCACCACCGCCGTGATGCGCACCGGACCAGCGCCGAACACGGGCAAGCGACGGGCTTGCAACGCCGCAACGGCGCGCCAGGTTGCGGTCAGCTGGTGCCGGTTCCGCCAATGGGTGTGGTCGTTGGATCGGATGAACGGGGCGGGTGCGGTGATGGTCAGGATGTGCCGGGTCATCACGCGGCCTCGGTTCTTGCGATTGATCGGCACTTGTCGTTGCAGAAGTTCCGCCGCCCACCCGTCGCGTGCTGCGGGATGGTCCGCCGGCACCGGGCGTTCTGACACTGCACGGGCGCCAACGACAGCCCCGTGTGCTTGGAGACGGTCCAGTCGGTCCCGCCACGCACACCAATCCGGTCGTCAGGGTCGGCTTTGGCTTCTGCTGCGCAGGTTGCGAGTCGGTTGCACGTCATGCACGCGTTCAAAGCGGTGAGGCGTTCGTCGGGGTTTTTCGACGTCCACAACTCCGGGTCGTCAACGCACGGCGTACGCCAGCTCATGCCGCACGCACCTTGTGCAAGTGCTGCGCACACAGGCCAGTCCCGGACAGCGCGTGCGCCTTGCAATGCGATTCCTTGCACGTCACCTCGAGCGCCAGGATGTGCGCGGCTGAGTGATAACGGCGGTCCTGCTCATGCTGCAACCCCCGAATAATCCCCGCCCAATGCGCACGGCGCGTAGCCCTCGCCGTCTCAGGCATTGACGCGAACTGCTCCGGGCTGAGAAGACGGATACCTCTCGGCTCACTCATGGCGTTCTCCCTTCATCAATTCGCTTACGGGCAATGGCCGCGGACTCGGCATCCGTCAACAGCGGCTTCCTCGCGTCATTCACAGCAGCTCGGGCGTGCAACCTGTCCGCACCCTCACGCGCCCGGTCCTTCAACCACGCAATCCGGTCGTGAACCTCAGCCGGCGTCAGGTCGGGGTCACTCATGACGCCTCCCTGTCAGCCCGCTCGCGAACCTCCGCCAACCTCGACTCATCGGCCCTTGCCTTGGCGACCCGGCTCGCTGGTGAGGTGACCTTGGAAGGTGATTTCTTCGGCGGGGAGTTGGTAGTGGTAGAGGTAGAGGTAGTAGGCGGGGGTCGATCCTTGCCTCGTTCCCCACCTCGATCCGTGGCCTGATCGTTGGGTCGGTCCGAGGGTTGATCCTTGGGTCGTTCCTTGGGGCAAAGTGCATCGTTAGGACGCACCTCCGACAGGGCATCCTCAGGGGCGATCGACGGCTTCTTCATCACCTTCACGACGTCGCCGCGGGGCCAACCCTTGAGGTCCGGGCGGTCCTTCTTGAGCCGGATCAGCTCGTGAACGATGACGCCCCGCAACACCTTCGACGCAACCTGCGCGTAAGTCCTGGTCATCGCTGCAGCCATGTTCCAGCGGTCCATGAGCTCGTCGTGCTTCACCCAGGAGCGCACCAGAACCTCCTCGGTGTCGCGGTCGATGACGAGGTAGTGGCCCATCTCGAGCTCAACCGCCGCGACCTCCACGTCGATCGCTGACAGGTCCGAGGTGGTGGCTGCGATGCGGGCCGGCCGCCAGTCCGCGACCCCGCAGTACGAGAGGGTTGGGCTGGTGATGACGTACAGGTAAAGCCACTGGGACATCGCGGGCAGGTCTCGGAAGTCCTCGTCGGCCCAGATGTTGCGGCGCACCTTGGCGTGGTCCATTGCCATCAGCTCGCCACCTTCGGGCGGTTACGAAGCTCAGGGAAAGCGACGTGCTTACCGTCGATCCATTTGTTGAGCGTGGTGTGCCAGATCCCGAGGTGGCGCGCGAGGGCGCGTCGGCTCTCCCACCTACCCGAGTCCCACTCAGCCACCGCATCGAGGCGGAACGCCATCGTGAAGTTGGAGACCCCATGACGGCCCTTGTCGACCATGTCGCGCATGTTCTGGACGTGATCGCCCAGGAACAGGTGCTGGACGTTCACGCACAGCGGGTTATCACAGGAGTGGCACACCTCGATGGTGTGGGGAATGTGCCCGTGGGCAAGGAACCACGTGACGCGGTATGCGTAGTAGCTGCGCCTGGCAGGCCGGCCCTCTCTGGGAAGGTTGACGATTCCGCGGCCACCGACGTTGGTCTGACCAATCCACTCGATGCATTCGCCGACACGCCTTGTTCGCTGAGCGACGTATTCCCGGAGGTACTCAATCTCATGGTCGGCGATGTCGAGTGTCTTGGGATACGCGGCCCACGGGTCGCCTTTCTCACTCACCGGGCTCGCCGCCTTCGAACAGTCCGGGCTCGACGGGTGCGGCGCCTGCGTCCTTCTCCGCCTTCTTGACCCTGAGACGGGTCACGACCTGCGCTCCCTCGGTTTCGGTGAGTTCGGCGCGTGACTGGATGGGGCGGCCGATGACGTGGGCGATGCCGGCGTACTGGTCTGCCTCGTTGATGCCGAGCTCGTTGAACAGGGCGAACATTTGGCGGCGCGTGCGGTCGGTCAACTGGTCAACGGGTTCGGGCTTGGGCGCGTCAGGCAGTGGTTCGACGGTGTGGATCTTCCGCTTGCCGCGCGTCTCGGTCAGGTTGGCAGTGACGGTCCCCGCGATGTGCGACAGGTGCGAAACGCGAATCCCACCAACACGATCCCGGCCGAAGGTGATGGTCGGATCTCCGTAGAGCATCGCCCTGCGTCCTACCCACTCGGTTGCGTCGTCACCCCACGCTGCGACGAGGAGCTTCAACACGGTCACGGCGGGACGCCAGACGCGCTTGTCACCTTCGAGGGCGATGTCGTACTGCTGCTCCTTGGTGCCGGCCTTGACCCCGGCGATGGTGACAACGCGGGTGATGCCGCCAAGGAAGTCTTCGTAGTTGAGTTGGTCTGTCTTCTTTTCGATGGTTACTCTCATGCGAGGTTCAGCTCCACTCGATTGAAGTCGATGCGTTCGGTCATGGGGAGGCCCTTGACGCGCGTGGTGTAGGTGTCGACCATCTGTGTGACGGCCAGCTCGAATTGGGTTGCGGCAGCAGCGATTGCGTCGAACCAGGCCTGGTCTGGGGTGACGGTCACGATGTACAGCTCGAGCCCGCCCGAGTACGACACGTAGTCGAGCCAGTCGCGGCCGGACACGAACAGCGAGGCTTGACACTGGGCGACGTTCTCCGCGGGAACTGAGCCCTCGAGGACGGTCTGCAGGTGCTTCTTCGGCCGGCGTGACTTGCACTCGACCATGCCGTCGTCGTCGACGAGACCGTCAGGGCTGCATCCCAGTTTGAATACCGGCTCTTCGCGGATCATGAATCCGAGCGTCGTGACCGGGTTGCCGGTGTACTTCTCGTACGCCTTGATCGCGTGGGGCTCGACGTCGTGGCCCAGCACCATGTCGTCAGATGCGTAGTGGTCGTCCGTGAAGCCGGTGATCCGTTCCGCGGCGAGCTCTGCAACGATGGCGCGTGACTTCGGATTGTCCGCGACCTTCAACGTGGACGGGGTGATGAGTTGCCCGATGACGGACGCGGTGAGTAGTCCACGGCGCGCGTCAAGCCATTCCGGGCTGCCTTGCTCAAGCTCGGGGAACGTGTGAAGGGTCATCAGAACAACACCCCAGTCGACGGCGGCTGGTAAGTGGTCCGCGGCCACTGGAGCTCCCACCAGAACGGGTCGCGCGGACCCGGACGGGACAGGCTCACAAGGTCGCGTGCTGTCCATGCCGTGTCGCGCTTGTCGGTGAACTTGGCCTCTCCTATGCGAGCGCGATCGTTGGCAATTGCTGGCATCTGGTCGCAGCCGTGAAGCAGCTGTCGCAGGTGTGCTCGCCTGCTCTCACTGTCGCTCATGTATTGCTCCGGTCGATTGCCTCAATCCACGCAACGGCGACGGCTGCGACCTGGATTAGCTCCTCGCGCAGGCGCGTTGGGTATGACTCTGCGAATGCCTCGGCAACCTCTTCCGCGAGGATGTCGCGGTACGTGACTTCGCCACGTTGTGCTTTGAGTTCGCACAGGTCCCGTTGGGCGTTGGCCATTTGTCGGCGGACTGGACCACCTGTCCCGTCTGGGTGGTTCTGTTCTCCCCACAGGGAGTCCTGGCGTGTGAGTTCTGCGCTTATCTCGTCGAGGAGCTTGGGCCGGGTCATGCTTCGACCTGCCAGTCGTTTTCGATTTCCCAGAGTGCGAGGTCGGCGGTGGCGAGTGCGTCGGTGGGGTCGATGTACCAGGCCTCGCCGCACTGGTTGGCGCACCTCCACCCGGTCGCGGTGGGGAGCATGCGGTGCGGGTTGGTCGCGTTGCAGCCGGTGGGTTCGGGTTCGGCTTTCGGGGTGGGGAAGGGTTGCTTAGAGTCGAGGATCCGCCACACGGCGTAGATGGCGGCGGTGAGGATGGCGATGAGCGCCCAGACGTGCCAGGGCCACAGGGCGGATGCGTCACCGGATGCGTCGGCGATGGCAGTCATGACGCACCGCCGACGACTGCGATTGCGAGGAACGCGATTCCCACGACGGCGCACATGGCGGCGAACGAACCGAAGGCAGCCAGCGCAATCCATCCGCGCTTCCAGGAGTCACGAACGATCGCCACGTCGGCACAGAGAGCGCCGACCATGCACAGCGCGAACCACCACCCGAGGACCGCGCTCATGACTGGTCCTCGCCGTCTGTCTCGGTCGGGTCGGCAGGCTTGGGCTTGCGGGACAGGAGCCACCCGAAGCCGCCGAGGATTGCGCCGACGAACAGTAGGAACAGGGCCACGTACGCGGCGTCACTGAGCTCGCCCCCGGTGTAGGCCAGGTGCTCAGGCGGTGCGACGGTCGAACTCGGTGCGTTCCTCCGGGGAGAGGCGGGCGAGGGCTTGGTCGTGGAGGTGGCGCTCGGCGATGAGTTCGACGAGCCGGAGGAAGGATGCGACGGTCGGGTTATCGGCGCTTCGACGGAGGGCGAGGTAGTGCTCGTAGTTGGAGCGGTCGGCGTTGGCGTCGAGGAGGTCTGCGACGGTGACGGGGGGCTGGTGCTCGACGACGAAGGCGGCGCGGACGTCGTCGATGAGCTTGTTGTCGAACTTGACGGGCTGGTCGTCGTCGAAGATGGCGTCAGGGTTGCTGATGGTGTGCCTCCTGTGGCTGTGGGTGTCGGGGTGATGGGCGGGCAGGAACCGTTGGTGGCGTACACGTCCACCCGGCCTTGGTGTTCGTGCTTCGGCAGCCCCGTGACCTCGTCGATGTGGCTGCTGGCCTTATCGGGTGAGATCAACGTCCACCCGCCAGCCTTCGGGTGACACACCGCGGGCTTGTCGTGGCCCTTGGTTGCGAACGCGGGGGCTGCGAAGGCGATGGACGCGGCAGTCAGGACCGTGACCGCGGTCAGGCGGTTCATGAGCCGATCCAGTCGTCGATGCGGTACTGCTGAAGGTCCGAGTCCCACGCGACCTTGATGACCGTCGCGTCCTCGCCGCTGACCACCGTCACGTTCATGTCGCCGTAACCGCCGATCATGACGTTGTAGTTGTTGGCTGCCTTGGCGAACGCTTCGAGGGCCGATGCGAGGTTGCGGAGGTCTTCGGTAGACAGGTCGAGTGGGACGCTCATCGGGCGGCCTCCATCGACTCGGACTCCGCCATGCCAAACCCAGCCGCGTGCCCCGGACACACCAGCACGCCCTCGACAGTCACCAAACCAGGACCCGAACACCACCGGCAGTCATCCAACGCCGGCCCGTGCAGGATCGCCGTCAGCTGCGACTCATCCACAAACACCGGACCCAGAGGCGCCAACCCGGACACGTTGTCCGGCGACTCCAACTCCCGGCGTGCGCCCGCGATGTCCTCCGACGTGAGGCACACGTCGTCACCGTCAACCACGATCCACGCGTCCATGCCGTGGGTTCCGCTGATGGCCCACACGGGGCGCGCACCCTCGATCAGGAGTGTCATGACGACACCCCCTCGCGGATGAGGGTGGGGTCGATCAGGTTGCGCCACGTGCTAAGTCGTGAGCCCCCGAGGGATGCCCACGCGCCAGTCGGCAAGTGCACCCAGTCGTGCTCCGTGATGGCGTTCTCCTCGCGCGCGGTCACGATGCCCCACAGTCCCGGCTCGAGGATGCGCGGCGGCTTCGTCTGCTGGAGGATCTGGCGCGAGATGTTGAGCCGGTCGCCGATGCTGAGATGCATGTCGACGCCGCTGAGGTAGTCGGCGAGTTCCTTCGCCTCCCCGCCGTCGAGGTCTAGCACCACGAGGGGGCGGACGTCGGTGACCGGGGCGTTGCCGTCGTCCGGCCAGAAGTAGTCGGGGTCGGTCAGCAGCATCCATCCCTCATCACGGAATCGAGAGACGCGGACCTGCTCGCCGTCGATGGTGGCAACGGCCACGGTTCCCGGCTCGTAGGTACTCACTCCGACACCTGCTCACGGTGCGCGGCACTGTGACGCGGGGTGTAGCGGTAGCCGAACAGAGCCGCCCGTCGGTCTCGGCGCTGGCCCCGGTGCAGGTGCTCTGCCAGGGCGAGGACGCCATCCTTCGACAAGGTCGCGCGGTGACGGCCCTCGTAGGTGATTGCTGTGGTGCGGTCCATCGCGGTACTCTCTTTCCGTAGTAGCCCTCCCAGATGCGTGTCAGCGCGGGAGGGCGCTTCTATGTGGGGGTCACCCGGCCGCCCCGTTGGTTGGAGACGACCGGGGACGATCAGGCGGACTGGTGGAATCGATGGACGACGTCGACGACCATCACGGCTCGCCCGTCCGGGTGGTTGGGAGACCGGTGCATGACGTTCCAGCGAGGGAACTCAGACCGAATCGCTGCGGCCTCCGCGGCGACCGCTTCCTCGCGTGTGGCGAATGGTTCGAAGGTCACCCGCGCCGCGTCACGCCACCAGAGCGGAGACGTCCTCGCGTGAGTACGCATCCGACCCTCAATGTCGATCGACTGCCCGACGTAGAGGAGAACTCCCTGCCGGTTGTACGCGCGGTACACGTGGAAGTTCATGCGTCGTCCAGGGAGTCGTGCCAGCGCTCGAGCTCGCGGACGCTGATGGTGATGCGGCCCTTGCTGTCCTTCTTGCCGGCGATGGGTGGCGGGTAGACGCCCGTCTTGGTCTGGTGGAGGGCGCGTCGCAGGGTGCCGACGCTGACGCCGACCGCGTCGGCTGCTTCCTTGATGTGGAGGGCGACGCGGGTCATGCCGCGGCCTCGTAGTCGGCCAGGAGTGCGGATGAGGTGGTGTTGAGTAGGTCCGCGACGGCGTTGAGTTCGCTCAGGGTGAATGACCCGTTGCGCAGTCGGCGGTGGAGCGTCGCGAGGGCGATGCCTGTCTGCTGTTCGGCTTCGCGGAGGGTGATGCCTGCCTCGTTCAGCCGCTTGGCCACCATCTGGCCGAGGCCGTCGGGGGTGGGTGTCGGGTTCATGCGAGTCACATTACGTTTCATTTGAAACGAAAGCAAGTACCTGCGCCCACTATTCTCATCCGAATGGCTTACGCAACATCACCTACGCACGAATATAGGTGTGTCTGGAACTAGCCCCTGTTTCATTCTGAGCGCTACCTTGTTGCACATGCCCACCGACGCAGCAGTGCAGCGAGCCCTCGCCGCTGAGATCCGCGCACTCATGAGCCGCCGCGACATGACCCACTCAGAGCTCGCCTACGCGGCCGGCGTATCCCCCTCCGCCTACCGCACGTACTTCCGCACCTACACCCGTGACGTGCCCATGAAGGTGCTCATCGCCATAGCCGACGTCTTGGACGTGCGAGCCAGCATGCTTCTGGCCGCAGCTGAAGCCAGTGCCAGCGAGTACGAGCAGGACAGCCCGTAACGAAACGCGCTGCGTCTAGTTGTCCCCCCTATAGCCGCACCTATGGAGGGGAGCGTCACCGTGGACGCATCAGGACTACTCGACTGGCGACGGGTCTGCAGGGCCATCGTGCACATGCTCACGCTCAAGCAGTTCCGGGCAGCGTGTCACTCGGTCCACCGCGAACCGGCCGAGGTGCTTCGAGAGTGCGAGCGGCATGATCCGGACTGCGGTTAGCGGCCGAGGCGTTTGGCGACCCGCTCCATCGCGTCGCGGGTGACTTCTCGGCTGACCGTCTGGTATCCGCGGCTCGTCACGATCGAGGAGTGCCCGAGGATCTGGGTGATGACCTTGGCGTCGACCCCAGCCTCGAACAGCAAGGTCGCGGTGGTGTTGCGGCACTCGTGGGCGGTGTAGTGCCGCCCGGTCGGGTGCTTCACGCCGGCCCGGTCCTGTAACGCCTTCCACGCGGCGAGGTCGTCGGGCGCCCGTAGCGGGGTTGCGTTGCCGCGGCCGGGTCGTTGGTCGATGGTGGCCCAGACAAGCCCCCACGGGTTCACGGGGGCCATGTCGCGCCACGCTGACAGGGACGCGGCGAGCCACGGCACCATAGGGACGATGCGCTGGCCCTTGGACGTCTTCGGCCTGGTGAGGTGGTAGGCGTGGATCAGGTGCCGGGCTTCGTAGTCGTCTGGGATGCGGAACCCGAGCGCTTTGTTCTTCGGGTCGATGTAGGGCAGGGGTTGCAGTTGCCAGGAGATGTCGACCTCGGACTCCTTGAAGTCGATGGCGTCCCACGTCAGCCCGAGGCGTTCAGCCGGCCTCATGCCCTCGAGCAGGGCAGCCACCCACCTCGAGCCCTCTAGTTCGTCCGCGGCGGCGTCGAGCAGGGCCACGGCTTCGTCAGTGGGGATGGCCTGCCGGTCAGAGGGTCGCTTGCCTGGTGCTTGCGTCTCGGTGACGTTGACGGGCACGTTGATGCCCTCCTGTCGTGCGGCCATGAGGAGGCGGTGCAGGGCGGAGTGGGCGGCGTAGGCGGTCGACTGTGACTTGCCCGCCTTCTCGACTGCGAGGCGGACTGCGCGGACGTCAGCGGGGGTGAGGTGTTCGAGCTTCTTGTGTCCGATGGTGGGCATGACCCATTGGCGGAGCGCTGACGCGGCGGAGGCGTAGGTCTTGGGGCGTGCGGTTCGGGCGTACATGGGGAGCCAGTCGTCGATCCAGACCTTGACGGAGGGGTTGCGCCGGCCAGCGTCGGGGACGCCTTCCCTGGCGATCTCCTGCTTCTTGAGCTCGAGGCGACGTTTGGCTTCGGCTTCGGTGGTCGCGGATACGGTGATGGTTCGGCGGGTGGCGCTGGCGGTCCAGCCTGCTTGGATTTTGCCGATCCATCGGCCGTCGCTGGCCCGTTGGTAGATGGACCCGGAGCCGTACTGCCGCCGCTTTTTCTGACGCACCATGTCATCCCCTCTTGACTGTACCAATCCCGTCACCTATCCTCAGAGTATGCACAGGATATCCTGAGCGTACAAACCAGCAGGTCAGGAGCACGTCTCCTACAGGTGAGTCTAACAAACGTTCTGACTACGGATCAGAAGGTTAGGGGTTCGAATCCCTTCGGGCGCACCAGTAGGAAAACATGCGGTGACCTGCACGAATACCTCTCAGGGGGAGTCGTGGAAGGAACCAGCAACGGCCAGGATTTCACCAATCCGGTCACCGATCAGGTCGCTTACGTGAAGCTGGGCCGCAACGAGTGGGCCGGCTTGTCCGGTGGCCACTTCATCGGCCGCGTGGTTGGTGACTATGCGGTGGGGTTTGAGGCGGTGCCGTTGGATGGTCGCCGGTTTGTTGGGTCGGCGCCGTTCGTGAGTGTGGAGGACGCGTTTGAGTTCCTGGCTCTGGACTTCGCGTTCCACTACGGCGAGGTCAAGGTGTCGGCGTGACCACCGTGAAGTGCTCGGCCGAGTTCCGCACCGAAGGCGACGGTGAACACCTGCAGTTGACCGCGGATCGCGCGCTGACCGACTGGATCACCGGACTGCCGGCCCACGCCACGCTCTCAGCAATCGAGTGGGACAACGGCAGCCAGCGGGATCCGTGGACCGTTCTCGTCGGCCTGCGCGCCGAATGGACCGAGGAGCGCTCATGAACATGCGGTTTATGACGGTGATCCTGGTCAACCCGTCGTGCGCGCGTGTGGTGTTTCGGGGGTCGTTGGAGCAGTGTCAGAAGGTTGCGGAGTCGCACCTGCTTGAGACGTTCGTGCTACCCACCCGGTTCTGACCGTGCGCAGGCGTCGGGGCAGGTTCTCGCTCATGTTGATGCTGCTGCCCGTCGGGTACCTTGCAGCGATCATCCTTATTGGAGGGCGCGTGATTTTCGTATGACGACGTTGACTGAGTTCCTGCTGGCACGCATCGCCGAGGACGAGACGGTGGCAAACCAGGCACGTGACGACGGCGACGGCAGGTGGTCCACCGGCTCTCACCCTTCCGACGAGTGCCGGATCGAGGGCGACAACATGATCGTCTATGACGAGGGCGGGCACACCGAAGCACAGGCGTCGCATATCGCCCGTCACGATCCTGCCCGGGTGCTGGCCGAGTGCGAGGCCAAGCGGCGGATCGTGGAGTCGCACGCCTACGACGAGGGCTTCGAGGGGTGCGTACACGACATGAAGGACGATTGGCCGTGTCCCACCCTGTGCCTGCTCGCACTGCCGTACGCGGACCACGCTGACTACCGGGACGAGTGGCGCCCGTGATCGCTGTCGTGATCAGTGCAGGCATCCTCGGGATCGTGATGATGCTGTGGGGCAGCCAATACGGCCTCGACTGGTTCGACACGGGCAAGCGCCCAATCTCACGCTCCGAGTGGGTGGCCATGTCCGTCGCTGGCGTGGGTGTGGTCATCGGGTTCGCATCTGCGGTGACGTCCGTCATCAAGTACTTCCCCGACAGCAGCGGGTAGCCTCGGGCGCCATGAGCGACGTGACGGTGATGAGGTTGGACGTGGACGCAGTGACCCCTGCCGTGGTGGCTGACGCGATGCGGACGGTCACGGCGGCGGCGGATGTGGTGTTGTTCGCGAGGTTCAGCGAGCCGGGGTTCGTGGACGAGCTGGCGGCGGCGGGGTTGGATCTGTTCGTGATTGACGAGGCAGCGCGCAAGGTCACCCCGTTGGACCCGGCCGCGCTGCCATCGGGGAAGGTGCACCTGGTGTGCGTGAAGGGTGCTGGGCGGGAACGGTTAGCCGGCGCGACGGCATAAGGAAAAGGCCCCCACCCTCGAGATGAGGATGGGGGCCGATCTGGTGTGTCGGGTCAGCGGGACTTGGCCTGCAGCACGGTCGCACCGTCAAGGGAGCGAACCTCAACTGTGGGGTCGAGGCAGATGACCTGTTCCTTGCGGGCGGCGTAGATGACGCGGGGGCAGTTGCCGTACGTGTTGTCGACGCCCCACTTTAGGACGCCGGTGAACCCGGACTCGAGACGTGCAAGTCCCCGGTTGTTCGCGAACGAGCAGGACCCCACGCCGATCTCGGTAGCACCGGACTGCGCCTGGATCCCTTGGCCACCCTTGAAGGAGCAGAGGCCGAAGTTGAAGTTGGTTGCGGACCCGACGAACCGCACCTGATACCCCGTGGTCGGGTCGCTGTCGGGGGAGTCGAACTCGGTCCCGATGCAGCGGGTGCCGTGCCCGTATGTGACCTTGAGCTGGTACGACTTGCGCCGTGCCGAGATCATGGCCGAACCGATGACCGACTTGGACATCGAGCACTCGATGAACGGCAGGTCGGCAGCCATCCACGTGGGGTTGTTCGAGTCCATGAAGCCGCCCGTGAGGAACCACTTCTGCTCCGACCCACCAAGGATCAGGGGCGTGGCCGCCGACATCGCTTGGAAGTTGTTGAAACCGGGGAGGTCGAGACCGTCGCCCCAGCCCTTGAAGATGTTCCGCCAGCCCACCCACGAGCAGTCCGGGAACGAGTAGTACCACTGGACGTAGTTGCCGTCGAAGCCACCCGGCGCGGGAGGCATGAAGTCCTTGTCGTTGCCCGCGTTGAACTGGATGCCACGCGCGTTGAAGTCACGCGAGACACCGTTAGTCGGGTAGGAGTAGCCCGAGTTCTTGTAGAGCACGAACATTGACGTACCGGACGGGCCGGTGTAGGTGATGGTTGGGGCCTTGCTGTACTCGAAGGCGCGGGTGCTACACCCCGTCCAGCGTCCGGGCGCGGTGGGGATTTGGACAGGGCAGTTGTGGTTGCGGAACTCGAACTCCACCTCGCCTGTCCACCCCGCCTTCATCTTGGCGGCGAGGGTGGCGAAGCGCTGGGTGTCGTCGGCGCCGAGGGAGTTGAAGGGGGTCTTGTTCGACCCCACGACAGTTGTCGTTCCGGTGCCCGTGGGTCGCGCCTCGAGCGCGGCGATCCGCGATCTTGCTTCCTCGTCTTCGTCGTCGTCTGCGCGCGCCCGAAGTTCGGCTAGCTCGGCCTTGAGTGCGGTGTCGTCGTAGACGGGTGAGGGCTGAACGTCGGGGTACGGAGGGAGCGGTACGAGTTGGGCGGTGGTGGCGTCGACGACGCGGAAGTCGGGGTAGTCGGTCATGCGGGGTCTCCTGTGGTTGGCGTCCCCTGCAAGACGCGGTGTTCGTTTAGCGGTTGCGCCAGGCGTGGCGGAGTGTGCGTAACGGCATGAGCCAGCAGCCGAGACCTAGCAAGGTCACGCCGATCACGACAGCGCCGGCGCAGACGGCGAGGACCTGTTTGTCGCTGGCCGTGGTCGGCACGGTTACTCTCGGCCGCGGTGGATGGTGTCGCCGTCGTCCTCGTCAAACACCGACAGCACCCGTTCCGACAGCGGCACGGCAGTACGTCGAGTACGTGCCGCCACCGGAGTTGCGGCCGGTCCAGTAGACGTACACCCAGCGGGCGCTACCTGAGATGGGGTTGCTGCTGCTGCCCCATTGCGTTGGCTGCGAATACCGGGTCTGTAGACCTGATGACTCGAAACGGTTGAACGTCCACACCACGTCGGGCTTCAAGCTGATGACTTGCTTGTATGACTGGGTTGCTGAGGCGTAGATGGCTGTTTTGCCGGTGGAGTACCAGATGCGGGTGGCTGTCATGTGTAGGGCGGGGACGCTGGATGAGGTGCACCCGTAGTAGGAGCGCGACTCGGCTTGCGCTGGTGCGGGGGCTGTGAGGATGGCCCCTGCGACGAGGACGATCAGCGCCAGACCCCGGCGGAGCATGGGTCAGGCCTTGCCGAGGATCCACAGGAGGGCGCGCATCTCAAGCCTTCCCGAGGATCTTGCGGACGGCGTCGACGAGGGCGTCGATGAGGCGGCGCATGTCAGAGGTCGCCGAAGTCGGCGGGCACGGGCGGCTGCACGGGGAACCCGGTGGTCACTGCTGACGCGGGTCCTGCGACGACACCGGTGGGGGTGGACTCGTCGGTGTAGGACTGGACGAGGTCGTCGGGGGTGACGGCCTCACCGATGGCGGGGGTGCCAGCGAGCGCACCGGACCCGAGGGTGGTCAGGCAAGACACGAGAGCTGCCATGCCCGCGATCGACAGGCGACCACCCCAGTCGGTGCTCAGAAGGTCAGTGCCATCTGCGACGAGGAGTGCGGCGAGGGTCTGGGCGAACGTCTTGACGGCGCGGACTGCGAGGTCCTGCCAGAAGCTGAGGGTGAACACTGGTTCTCCTATGCCTTGAAGGTTCCGTTGCGTATGCGTCGGTTGATGTAGGCCTCGAGCGCACGCGTGGTGTCTCGGGTCCAGGTGCGTCCGAGGTCGGGGCGGCCGACCTTGACGTTGAGGCGGCGGCACGTGTCCGGGCCGACGATCCCGTCGGGGGTTGCGCCAACCCACCGCTGCATGGCTTTGCGGGTGGTGGCGTCCCAGACCCCGGTGGGTTTGACGCCGAGGTACTTCTGCAGGACTTTGCAGGTGCCGGTGTCGAAGATCCCGTCGACGGTGAGGTACTTGCCGCCGCCAAGGTTCGGAACGGAGGATGCGGGGGCGCTGCTGATGTGCCAGGGGCGGGTGTTGTCGGCGCGGGAGTCGGCGACGACTGAGACGTGCGCGTGGTGGTTGTGCGGGTTCTCCCCGGTGTACTTGCGCCACTGCCAGGGGTTGACGGTGGCGGAGGCGATGCGGCCCCTTGAGATGACGTACTTGATGCGCGGGTCGTGGGAGGCGACGATGCGGTCTGCCATTGCGTGGGCGTCGAACCCGTGCGCCGGGTCGTGGGTGTAGTCCCTAGCGCGGACGACACCCCTAGCGTCCGGGTTGTGGTCGGACACGGATGCGGCGTGGGCTGCGTCTCCGATGGACCCGTCGGCGGCTTTGGACCGGTTCGGGTGTGCGGCGTTGATCTGGTTGAGCAGGGTGTTGAGTGAGCTCGCGACGCGCCATTCTCCGGGCATGACTGTGAACCCCTTTCACGGGTTTCCGGGTGGGGGTTGGTCAGAGGCCTTCGTCGAAGTGCCAGAGCAGCGACCCGACGAGCGCAGCCAACGCGACGAGCATCATCACGGCCCGCACACCGGGCGGGACGTCGGAGGACAGGGCCTCACCGGACCCGTACGCGATGACGAACAGGATCAGCGCGCACGAGGCGCCGATACGTCGGATGCGGGGCGTGAGGGTGTCCCAGCGGCGCATCAACGTGAGGAGCAGCACGAACAGGGACCCGCCTGCGAGGAAGATGTTGGCGAGGCGGATCCAGTCCGCGAGGGAGTTCACTTCGCTCCCGGCACGGGGCCGCAGTAGTCGTCAGGCAGGGGTGGGTACGGGTTCGCCACCTGCGACGCCTTGGCCTTGGTGCGAAGGTCAACGTACGACTGCAGGGCGGCGGTGAACGCTTCCTTGTCGGATTGTGCGACAGACGCCATGACCCTGTCCAGCGCCTCAGTTGCGGCGGCGGATGGTGCGAGGCGTGCGCGGTAGGCGGTGGAGAACTTCTGGTTGTAGTCGGCGACACACTTGGTGAAGGTGGACTGGCGGGCTGCGACGTTTGCGGTGTCGATGCGGGTTTTGATGAGCAGCCCGGACACGACAACGTTGAGGGCGAGGACGATGATGAGTAGCCACACGGAGGCGCGGGATTCGCTGCGGGGCATGGTGTTCCTCTCGGTGCGGGAGGCTCGGAGTTGGTCGCGTGCGTCGTCGAGGACGATTCCGACGAGGACGCCGACGGTGAAGGAGCCGACGGCGACTAGCAGGATGAGCTGGGATTGGCTCATGGTCCTTTGCCCCTCTCGCGGAGCAGGATTCCTCCGACGATCCCGGCTAGCGTGGAGGAGAGGGCGACGGCGATGCCGGTGGCATCGAGGGTTTTTTGGGCGAGGCCTACGACAATCACGATTGCCAGGAGGCCGACGATGACGAAGGCGATGGCGGTGAGGGCCTTGGGGCTCAAGGTGTGGTCTCCCGCCTGGGTGGTTGTGTCATGGGGGATCCCCTTGTGTTGGGGGTGTCCGGCCTCCCTGCGAGGTCGTTAGAGGTAGGAGCGCCAGGCGTTGGTGGCTTGGCGGGATTGCTTGTTGCGCCAGGAGGGTGCGCCTCGGAGTGCGAGTCCGTCGTTGCGTTGTTTCTGTCTTAGGGGGAGGTCGCGGGGGATCCAGTACCGCCAGCGCGGCATTTGGTATCGGAACGACGGCGACCCGATCGTGAACTGTGCGGACTCAGCAGAAGCCGATTCGCCCACCAGGGGCGGGGTCCCGGACATGGTGGCCGTGACGTGGAGCGCGCTGGCAGTGGAGAACCCGGCAGGGAACTCGGCTGAGTGGCTGGTGTTGGTTGCTTCGACGCCACCTGACGCGAACACGGTCCCTATGCCAGGCCATGACTCGACGCTGAACTCGGCACCGTCCGACGTCTGCACTGGCAAGGGCGGGTTGGCGATGTACCCGAGTTCCCACAGCCCATCACCGTCGTGGGCCGCGCCCTCACCACCGCCGATGGAACCGGCCGTGTAACGCAGCAGCGGTTTGAACTCCTCAGTGACCGTGTTGTCGCCGTCGGACTCGTACTCGACGTACGCGTCATCGTCGAACTCGGTGCGGCCGGGTCGCAGGCCGTAGTCGACGCCTTCCTCGAGCCCCAAGAGGGTTACGGGGAACCAGTCGCGGTCGGTCTTCCAACTGTCGCCAACGATGAAGTAGACGGCGCCTTCGACGTGCTCGACTGCACCGTATGGGTTGTCGCTTGTGCCGCCGTCGAGGGCGCTCGCATAGAGCTCGATCGCCTTGGTGGGGACCGTGTACCAACCGTTGTCGAGCGCCCCGCCGTAGTTGAGCCACCCGATCGCGTACTTGCTGAACGCCCTGATCGCGGTAGGGCCAGGCTGCCACTCAGACCACGGCATCAGACAACCGTGTCCGGGTAGATGTACCCCTCCAAGAAACACGACGACGCCGCATACATGGCGACCCACAACCACGGCGGCCGGTTCGACGTGTACTCGAACCCGCCCTGCTCCTCCACCCCAGTGAACGGGTTCGAGTCAACCTCAGAACCGGGGTAGTAACCGCACCGCTGACCCTTCTGACCAAACCCCTCAACGAACCAGAGCTTGTCCAACTCCGCCTCATGAGGCTGGAACGGGGAGTCCGACGTCAACGGGTTACCCACGTACGACCGCAAGTGAGCCGGGGTGACGGGTGCGCCGAAGAACGCGATCGCGAACGGCGACCCAGCCTCAAGGTGCATCTTCGCCACACGCCCGGTCTCAGACACCGGAATCCGGATAACACTCCACAGTCCGCCGTACAAAGCCAGCCGTGGGATGACACCAGCACCAGACTCGCCGTCAAACGGCACAACCTGATCCGTGTCCAACCGCGACCGCTTATTCGGGTTACCCGGCCGGCGCGCAGGATCACGACGCGCCTCCTTATCGCGGGTCCGGATCTGCGCCAACGTGATCGCATCCCGCGACTTCTCATCAACGTCAAGCGTCACCGCACCCGACTGCCAATCCCGCTCAACAGCCGTGACATGCAACACCCGGTCAGCGCCCTCATACCCAACCAGGGTCAACTTCTCACCGGGCGCAATGTCACCCCGCCAACCCTCAACCGGGTCCTGCGTCAACACGATCCGACCGGTCAGACCCGCCGTGGCCTCACGGTCAATGATCTGCTGCGCCGACACCAAACCCTCAGCGCGGGTGATGCCCGTACCGAAGTCCACGTCGTCGGCGTACGTGATGACGTTGACCTCAAAGCCTGGGTTAGCCCCAGCGACCGACCCGTCAGCGTTGTACACGTACCGCTGCGTCCGCGGGTCCGCAGCAAGAGGCAGCCGGACAACCCCGGACAGGTCGCCACCGTTAGCGCCAACAGCGAAGGTGGCGTTCCACGTCTGCGGCCCCACGACACCATCGACAGAGGCGCCGTAACGCTTCTGAATGGTGCGCGCCACCTTTGAGTCGGACGTGTTGAACACGCCATCAATGGCGAGTTTGTACCCGAGCTGTTGCGCGCGACGCTGCCAATCCGTCACCCCGTGACCCGACGTGGTGTCACCGTCAGTCGTGCCAACACTGATGACATCACCAGGGTCAGAGAACGGGTACGCAGGGGCGGTGTCCGCGTGCAGGTTCGGGTAGTGCGTGTTGAACCACGCGTTGCCGTCAGGACCCACACCGTGCCCGAAGATGACGTTACGGATCGTCGACTCATCACGCGTCAGGTCAACAGACACGCCACGCGCACCGTTGGTGACAGTCCACTCAGGGTCGGTGTTCTTCTGCCGGATCTCGTACGTCCGCACCGAGTCCTTGACCTTCGCGACAGTCCACTGCCGACCGTCCACGGTCCACGCCGTCGCCAACAAACCCTGCACATACGCCAGCGGTGACTCCGCCCACGACCCACGCTGACGAGACATGATCCCCGTAGCCGGCGCAGAAAGCAGCGGGTACCTGCGGCTCGCAACCCCATTCAAAGCCTTCGACATCAGCGTGCCAATGTCCGTCGGGTCCAAGAACGGCGGCGGACGCATCCGGTCCGTCGCAGCCTGGAACATCGACCCCACACACTGAATGACCTTCGTGGGCTCGGTCTCACTGTTGCCGGTCTCGTGAGCCACGACATGACCAGTCCAGATGGGTCGCCGTGAACCGTCAGACTTCACCAGCTCGAGGTACACGTTCGCCCGGTTGATCATGAAGAAAAGCGGGTCGTCATCCTCGACAGGCCACAGGTCCATGCTCGACACCAAAGGGAGCTCGAACGAGAACGTCGCGTCGCCGAACGGCTCTTCGCGGCGGTCGCTGAGGATCTTGGTGATGCCGCCGCGCCAGTAGGTGACGTCGCGGACGCTGGTGGTTGCGCCGCGGAACAGGACGTGCGGGACGCCGACCTCCTCGACAACCTCAGGCAGGGCGTCGTAGATGTGGTCCGGGATGCGCAACTGGTTCGTGGTGGGGTCGACGATGACGCCCTCGATGGTGCGCAGGTCAGGAACGATCTTGGAGCGGCGGTACATCGTGCGCTCGACGATGCCGGGCGGCGCCACAGGCAGCGGCGGGGACGAGTTCGCGGCACCGGACGTGGTGAACGGCAGGAGGGTGCGGCCGGACAGGTCAGCAGTCCACGGGCCAGCAGCAGTCGACGGGGTAGCGCCGACAACGCCAGCGGTCAGGGAAGGAAGGGACGCGGTGATGGTGCCGGTGCGGTTCGCGCCAGCGTCCACGATCTGCGCCGACAACGCAGGCAGGGTAGCGGCGACGGTGCCGGTGATGGTGATGACACCGACAACGTCAACCGACAACGCCGGCAGGGTCGCGGCAACAGACCCGATGACACCGGTCAGCGCGTCAACGGACCCAGTGAGAGCCGGGAGGGTCGCCTCAACGGTTCCGGTGACAGGGACCGGGACGTAGTCACCAACGATGGCAGCAGTCAGCGCCGGCAGAGTTGCGGCGACCGTACCGATCTGGTCGTTGCTGGTGTGTGTGCCCGTGAGCGATGACGACAGCGCAGGCAGCGTGGCAGCGACAGTGCCGGTGACAGGGTTCAGGACCGTGCCAGCCGCAGACGCCGTCAAAGACGGGAGGGTCGCCGCAACAGCGCCCGTCACGCCAGGCGGGGTCGCTGTGCCGGTGACGCTCGACGTCAACGCGGGCAGGGTGACAGCAACGGTGCCCGTGCGGTCATTGCCCGACGCGATCGCAGCCGCATGCACAGCCGCGTGGTCCGAGTCCGACAGCGCGGCCGGGAAGATCCCAAGGCCCTGCAGTTGCACGGTGCCGTACACCGCACCAGCAGCTCGGGCCACCTCAAGCGTCGAAGTGCCAGTGGCGATGGTGCCCGTGTAAGAGCTGGATCCGTCAACGGCGCCGTTGACGTAAACCTTCAACGTGGTGCCGTCGTACGACCAGCCAAGGGTGTAGTTCACCCCAGCGGTCAGGGTCGTAGCACCAGTCGCGGTGCGCTGAGCCCCGCCCGCCCAAATGATGATCTGCGCGACACCACTGTGGAAGTACCACAGCCACGACAGGTTCCCACCGTTCACCCAACGGCCAGCGATGTACTGGTCACCCGACAGGGACGCAGACGAAGGCTTCGCCCGAACCACGCCAGCCGCGTAGTTCGTGTTCATCCACGACGCTGACGCGATCTGCGAGAAGTGCGACGAGCCGCCCGTGTAGGAGACCGAGTAACCGGACCCGTCGCCGAGCAGGGACGGCAACCCGAAGGCAGGCGAGTTTGTGTGCGTCAGCGTCCGGCTGTTGCCCGACGAGTCAGCAGCAGTGGTGCCCGAGTCGCCTGACGCGCTCGACTCGTCAAACTTCAGGAACGCAACCGGCGAGTCAGCCAGAACCGCGGCGTTGTCACCCGAACCGGAGTTGTAGTGAGCCGTCACCCGACCCGACGACAACGCCGAAGCGAACAGCGCAACATTGTCGACCTGCACCGTCGAAGACAACGCGCGGCTGGCAGAACCACCAACAGCCATCAACGACGTCGCCGCCACCGGGGTCGACAAGCTCAGCGTCGCAACCGACGAACCATCCACGTAACAGGTGATCGCGCTACCCGTGCCACGGACCACCATGAGGTGATGGGTGCCGGTCGTGAACGTGTAACCGGACGGGTTCCAGGCGATGCCGTTAGTGACAAGGATCAGCTGCTTGCCGGTGTTATCGAGCGTCGTCCCACCGACGCCAACCTCCCACCCGTTCGCGTCAGTACCAATGTCAACAATGGGGCCGTTGACGTTGCCAGCGGGGATCGTGACCCACGCCTCGATCGTGACGTTCTGCCCACTCAGCCCAGACGGAACCGACGAGAACGACGCAATCGGAGCCGACCCCGAACCGTGCACCGACGTGCCACCATCGGACGACAACGGGGACCCGCCAACAGTCACACCCGCCGCGTACGACCAAGGCAACCCACCGCCCGCATCAACGGCGTAAGCGGGGTGCTCGTCAAGCTTCCAGAACGCGCTAGGAGTGAGCGCCAGCACCGCAGACGAGTAGGACACGGGCACCCCTCACGGCAAGATCACGGACGACAACAACCAGGGGCGAACGGGCCTTACGAAGCAGGCATCGTGATCGTCAACGCCGTGATGTCAACAGCCCCCCCAGACACAATCGACACCGACGAAAGCTGCATCGTGCCGCCACCACCAGTAGCGGTCACGTCACCGTCCATCACCACGTCACCCGAGTTGTCGGTCTGGCGGAAGAACGACGCCGTACCCGTCGCAACCGCGTTCACAGACGCCGGGTCAGTGCCCGTGATCGTGCCAGTCGACGGCGAACCGTACGCGGTCGTCGCCAAGTCCACAGTCGCCAGAAGCGTCTGCGCACCAATCGACGTGTTCGCGTTCGTCGGGATCGTGCCCGCATAAATGAGGAGCTTGCCGGCGCCCGCGTCAGCGTCGACAAGGTCACCCACAGCCTTAGCCGCAGCGTTCTGAGCAGCAGTGGAGAGGTGAACAACAGCCATGATGGAACTCCTTGTGTCCGAACGGGATTGAAAACAGGGTTGGGTCAGTCGGTGAACGAGGCGGGCGACTCAACCCGCAAAGTGACACTGATGTTGTTGGTGCCGTCCTCGAGCACAAGCGGTTCGTCGAACTCGCCAGCCCACAGGATCGTCCCCCCAGACGAAGCAGACGCGAGACCCCAGTACGGGAACACCCCAAGGTCAGCCGCCGAATCAGGCAGGTCCACAGTCACCTCAGTCGCCCGACCAACAGCCGACGACCACGAACCAGGCGACACCGACACCCGCGCATAACCCACAGGCTCAGTCACACCCGAATACCCGCTGACACCAACGATCGGCAACGTCGACGACAACAACACGTAACGCGTCGGGCCAGAATGAAACCGCGAATCCAGAGCCGCGTTCACCTCAACATCAGGACCGAACATCAGCCACCCAATCCAGTGATCGTCGGAGTCGGCTGCACAGGAATGGTCAGCTGGACCGTGCGGTACGTGTAGACCATCTCCGTCGACAGCCACGACCACGCCGAGTCAGCGCAACTCGCACGCCAAGTCGTGCCAACGCCGTCGACCTCAACCTCGAGCAAGAACGCGGGCAGTTCCACCGCGGCGAGAAGATCCTGAAGCAACGTCTCAACCTGCACGTTCGACGCACCCACCACGCGCAACGTGATCTGGAACGACCGCCCGTCCTTCGTGAGCGTGCCGTCGGAGAACCCGTCGATCCACGGGGACGTGCTGGTTTGACGGCGCCAAACCGTAGGCCCAGGACTGACGCCGTCAATATCAAGCTCGTAGCCGGTGCCGTCAGCCTCGAGCGCAAGCTCAACAAGAAGGACCGCGGCAAGGTCGCGAACCCGAACGGTGCGCGCCATCAGGTGGTCACCAACGCGGCCTGCCGGCGCTTCGCTTCCATCTGCCGCTCAAAGTCCCCATAGTCACGAGGCATGATCGGGCCGTTGAAGTTCTGCGTCACGCCACCGCCACCAGTAGGCGCGTCACCCGACGGGAGCTGCGGGATGATCTTCCCCGAGCGGTTCGGCACAAACAGTTCCGGCCGCTTCTCACCAACCACGTACGGTTGGCCGGCACGAACCGGGCCGCCCCTCGCGCGCATACCAATATTCACGAGCTCGTCGCCAACCTTGATGCGACCCTGAACGGCCTTCATGTTCAGCCGGATCGTGGCTTCCTTGCCGTCAAGGTCGTCAATGGCGTCAGCCAACGCCCGAGCCTTGTTCGCGGCGTTCCCAAGCTCAGTGGCCGCCGCTTTCGCCCACGCAAAACCGGGCACCTTCGCCAGGGCGGCAAGGAAGACACCAAACCCCCCAGAGATGTCCGCGAAGTTCCGAAGCAACGAAACGGCGACACCAGCAACCGCGTTCTTCAGCCCTAGGAAGCCAGCAATCACCGCCTGCACCGCGGTGATGAGGGTCTTGATCTGGAACGCCGCCAAGGGCAACCAGACCCGGATCAGCTTGGCAAGCGTTGGGATAACTAGGCCGGTGATGATGTCCCCGAGGCCCTTGAACGATCCGGTGCCACCACCAAACCCGTTCTTACCCGTGAGGATCTGGAACGCGGACTGGACGCCAGGGAGGATGGTCTTCCACCCCTCCTTCAGCGCCGGCCAAAGGTCGTTCTTCAACCAGCCGCCGAACTGCCGCGCCTTGGCGCCAGCCGCGGACATGAAGTTGCCCACGCGGATCCCAGCCTGCGCGACCCGCTCCAAACCGTCAGACGCGTACCCGGACCCGCCGCGGAGACCATCAACGAACGCCTTCACTACGTCCCGGGCCTTCAAGAACCCATCGCGCAGTCGGAACAGGAAGTCGATCGGGCGAGAGTCCTCGGCCCAACCAAACGCCTTACCCAGGCCCTTCGTGAAGTCGCCCTTGAACAGCAACTTCCCGACGCCGATGAGGCCGGGGAGCATCCGGTCGTTCAGGGACGTCGTGAACTTCACCGCAGCCGGTAGCAGCTGCTTACCCAGCGATGAGCGGGTGTCCTTGAACTGCGCGGACAGGATCCGCTGCTGGTTCGCCAACCCTGCCGACGTCTTCTTGAAGTCGCCCTGAGCGTCCCTCGACTGCTTGTAAATCAACGAGTTCGCGGCGAGGATCTTCTGCTGCTGCGTCAGAGGCCCAACAGTCCCGCTCGTGGCCTTCGCCAAGGCGGCCTGCGCGGAACCCAGCGACGCCTGCGCCTTGATCGCCTCAACGGAGCCCTTGCCCGACTTTTCGACCACGTCGTTGTACTTCTGCTGCGACGACAACAACCGTGCCTGCGCCGACATGATCTTCGAGGTGTCCTTGGTCGGCTTCAGCAGCCCGAGGCGCATGGCCTCAGCCTTCAGCGACGCCTCGTCAAGCAGGATCCCGAACTGGCGAATCGGCTCAGACTCACCACGCAACGCTGCACCGATTGCCTCAACAGCCGTCTCCGGTGAAGTGTTGAAGAACGACGAGAAGTCCGTCGACAACCCAGCAAGCCCCGTGGAGAACTTCGCCAGATCCTTACCCGACAAACCAGCGGCCTTGCCGAACGTGCCAAACGTCGCCGACGCGTTCAACACCGCAAGCTGCGTCTGCCCCAAAGCCTTCGCACCCTTGCCCGCGAACGAGTCGACCATCGCCTTCCCGGCCTTGCCGAAGATGGCCTCAACCTTGGTGCCGGCCTCGTTCAGGTCCGAAGCGCCCTGGATGGCGTCCTTGAAGAACGACGCAGCGCCAAGGGTTGCCAGACCTGCAGCGACCGGGGCGAACAACCGCTTGGTGGCGCCAGCGAACGAACGGGACATGCCGTCGCCGAGCCGCTTCCCGCCGTCCCTGCCTGCCCGGTCCAGCACAGGTGCCGACTCGCGGGACAAACGTGACCCGAACCCGCGCAGCGAGGGAAGCAGGGACACATAGGCAGATGCGACTTCAGCCACGACGCCCCCTTCAGTTGTTGTTCTGCTGCGCTTGCGCCCGAAGCGCGATGAACTGAGCCTTTGTCAGGCTGCGGTTGCCGAACTTCCGCGGCTTCTCGTCCCACGGCCGGATGTACGGCTTGGGCTTCTTGAAGTGCGCGCGAGCGTTGACGTCGAACAGGTCAGACAGGGCCAGACCCTCACGCGATAGGGGAAAATTCCACCCCGCCAGCGCGGCCCCAACCTGGGAGGAAGGGTCGGTGGCCAACCGCTCAAACAGGCGCCACGCCTCACCCCAGCCCATGACTTCCGGGACACTGTCAAGCCCTACGTGGAAGCGGTTGCGCCAGTCGTACTCGAAAGCCCCGCGGTGCTCCTCGATGGTGTCGAGGAGCGTCAGGATTGGGGGAACGTGCTCTTTCCCGCCTTCTGCCACTTGGTGAACAGGTCTTCTTGCTGGGCACGGTCTAGTGCATCAAGCTTGTCCAGTTCGGCCTCGTCCAGCAGGTCTTCAAGGATGCTGTAGACGAAGTCAAGTTCCTCGCGGCGGCGGTGGCGGCGCATGAGCCGGCCGGGGATGTGGTCGAACGAGGGGATCTTGATTTCCCCATCGGTGGTCTTGTAAACGAAGACGTCAGACATGCGCGTGCCCTTCTAGTTGCGCGGATGGGTTGCGCGGATGAGGTGAAACACCGGGGCGGGCTCCGCGCAGAGACCCGCCCCGGTGGCTTGGATCAGGCCAGCGACGAGGAGAAGATCTGCGCCGAACCCTCAAGGTCAACGTCGGGGTAAGCCCGAACGGTGACCTCGTAGCCGATGGCTTCACCGGACGCGTACACGACGTCGCCGACCTCGGACACCTCACCCTGCGGGATGTAGATGCGAAGCAGCTCAGTGCCATCGACCACGTCGATGACGAACGACTTACGCCCACCCGTCGCCGCGGGAACGACGACCATTCCGTCCTCACCCGTGACGCCGTAGAACAGCTCCAGGGTGTCGGCGTTGGTCTCGATGAGGCGGAACGTGTACGACAGGTTCGCCTCCGTCACAACGGTGCGGACAGTGTCCGCGTTCTGCCAAGCCTTGATGTCGTTGGTGCTGCGCTCCCGCGTCTCAGTGACGCCGTCCTCGGAAACATACCCGAGACCTGAGAACCCAGTCAGGGTGCTCGAGACGGTGGTGGGGGCTGCAGCTGCGGTAGCGCCGACACTGATCTCGCCAGTGACGGCAACGCGAACATTGGCGGAGTCAAGCGCCATCGGGATTCCTCCTGTGAAGGGTTGGCGTTGGTACGCCGGTTTGGGTGGGATCCCGCTGTGCGCGCAGCGGAGTTGGTGGTGCGGTTAGAGGCTGGTGCCCCTGGTCTGAAACTCGACGGACAGCACCTTCTGGGGCTGCGAGTCATCGGGTATGCCTTGCGGGCCGGACAGGACCTCAGCGGCCACGACAGGGCCATTACCGGGGGCGTTGACCAGCAACGCCTGAACCAGACGCGCCAGATCCGACGCGTCCCGCTCCTTGTCCGCCCAAACCCGAACCGTCAAGCGCGGGAAATCGAAAAGGCCACGCTGCGGGCCACCATCACGACGGACCGCGACGATCCGCGGCTTGTTCTGGGACGGCTTCGCGTTCGACACGTAAACGTTGGACGCGAACGGCTCGTCACGGTCACCCAGCGCGGCGCGAAGGTACGCGGTGGCCCAAAGTTCGATGTCGGGGAAGATGACCGCGGCCGGCTGCCAACTCACCGCTTACCCCCAGCCGCGTCAAGGGCGCGGCCCAGGATGCCGTACTTCGCCTCGAGGATGTGGCCCTTGTAGTCGGTAGAAACAACCCGGACAGCGACCCGGTCAGTGGTGTCCTGCCGGATCTGCAACCCGTTCTGGTAAGCGAACGTGTCGTCGTGCGGGTCGGCACGCGCAACCTCAAGAACACGCTCCATACGAGGCGTCAACATGTCGCGCACACCGTCGGACTTCAACAGCTCTCGCAGGCCTGCACGATTCATGCGCAGGCGGTTGCTAGCCATCAGTCCACCTCACCTCAACAACGGAACCAGGAGCCCAACCAGTGAAGGGCGAACGCCAGTCCGCGGCGCGGCCTTGGACCCGCAGTGGGCTGTTACGCACCACGCAACGCCAGTCCGGGTCAATCTCGACGATGTGGTCGAAGTACAGGCGGTACCCCACAATCACGGACTGCCGGCCGTCCTGTGGCGGTTCCTCAGACGCGATCGGTTCAACCCCGCACGTCGTTGAGAGTTCGGTGACGGGGGTGTCCCAGTCCTCGCCTTCGACCTCACCGGAGTAGTCGTTCAGGACCACCGTCGGGGAGACGAAAACGACCGGCTCGCCGTGCGCGAACATCAGTCGAGCTCGAAGATCGGCTCACCTGCGATGTCAACACCACAGGAGCAGTACAGGGCGCCGAACATGAGCGAGCACCAAGGAAGGTGGCTCGAAGTGGGGGAGTACGTGTCCAGCGAGAACGCTTCGCGCGAACCAGAACCGGACGTCTTGCAAATGGCCTGCAGGTTGGTGATCTCGGAAGGCCACAGGTTGTACCCGGTGCGCTGCCGGGTATCGACGGTCTGCGCGAACGGGCCAGCGGTCTGCGACTGCAAAGCCCCAGCACCAGCGTCGACCCAGCGACGCACAGCGCCGATCAGAACCAGTTTCGCCTCCGCCAACTGGTCGGCGGTCGGTTCCGGCTGGTCCTCAACCGTGCCATCCCAGGTGAGACAGGGGGCAACCCGTGACGCCCGCGCGTTCGCGCCGGCCACCATGACTGCTGCCATCTCGTCGCTCTGCAGCGCCGCAGGCAGGTCCGTCACTTCAATGATGGTCGCCACGGGTCACCCCCTCCTTCTACTTCTGGGACTTGGCGGGCGCGGCCTTCTTGGCCGGCACCCTCTTGGGCTCGGCGTCAGCAGGCTCGTAGCCCTGCTCGAACCGGCCGTCCTTGCTGTCGTCAACGCTCACAACGACACCCGTCTGAAGGTTGCGAAAGCGACCCATCAGACGTTGGCCACCGCGTCCTTGACGGTTGCGAAGCCGTCAAGGTCCATGACGCCCCAGCCGTAGACGACCTCGAGGCGGAGGGCGAGCTGGTTCTGGCGCTTCAGGTCGCCGAGGCCGTCCGGGTCGCCGAACTCAATGACCTCAACAGGCACGTTCACCTGGACACCCCAGCGCAGCAGGTCCCACTGGCCGACGATGGCCTTGATGTTGCTGTTGGCGCTCGCCTCCGGCAGACCGGACACGGTGCTCGAGGAGTACGCGTTCAGGCCCTCGAACGAGGTGATGTTCGAGCCGTAGCCGAGCTCCGGGTACTTCTTGCGGCCGTCGCTGTAGCGGGCCGTCGCAACGGTCCACGCGTAGGTCGGGTCGAAGGCGATGCCGTTGGGGATGTACCCGTCGGCGATGACCAGGCCGGCGGCCTGCTCGATCACGGTGTCGGGCGTGGTCAGGGTGCCGGTCGTGATCTCGACCGAGTTGGTCGTGGTCCCGATCCGGTCGCCAACGACGATGCTTGCCGCGGCGGTGCCTGCGAGCGGGTTGATGCCGTGGAACACGCCAAGGTCGAGAGCGCGGGACAGGGCAAGCCCGCCCTCACTGGCGAGGGTGTTCAGGACGCCGAGCTGGTAGGCGTCGTCGGCCCACTTGACTTCCTGGTTGAACCGCATGGTGAGCTGGAACTTGTGCGGGGTGACGACCTTGGTGCCGAAGGTGGCGTTGGTCGGGCTCTTGGCGACACCCTCACCAACGAGCTCGGCGCGCGGGCGGCCGGTCAGGGTCATGTGAGTAACCTCGCCGAACTCCTGCGGCTCGGCGCCCGAAAGGGCGGCGACAGCGGAGCCCTCGAGGGCCTTGGAGAACATGCCCTTGGCGATGTTCTTGGGAAGGGTGATGCCAGTCGTAGCGAGGATGGCCACAGCCATACTCCTTTCGGGTTAACCGCCGAACAGTGCGCGGACCGTTTCCAGTCCTTCGCCCTCGACGGAAGGTGAGTTGGTGCCCTCGTTGGGCACACGATTGCCTTGCTTCTTGCGGTCGGCGGTCCGCTCTGCGAGTCGCTTGGCCTGCTTGGTCAAGGTCTCTTCGTCGGTGCCAGTGAGGAACAGGTCGATGTCGTCCGCATCGGTGATGCCATTGGCGCTGGCGATCTTCAGTCGCAGCGAGTCACGGCGGGTGTTGTTGAGTTCGGCCTCGAGCTCCGCGACCCTCTTGGCTGCCTTCTCGGCTTCCGTCTGGTTCGCGGCCTCGATCTCGTCGAGACGAGCGGCCTTTGCCTTCACGTCCTTGTAGTCGCCGAACTTGGCCTCGACTCGCTTGATGCGATCCGAGATGACCTTGTTCAGGTCGTCCTGCGACGTGATCGGCTTGAACTCGTCAGCGGCGGGCGTGTCTCCGCTGTCGGTGTTGCCGCCCTCTGGGATAGCTGCGTCGGACATGGTTCCTCCATCGACCGCGCATTGACCGCTGCGCGTAGGCGTAAACCCGTTTGATCCGGGTGGTCTAGTTGCCGTACTTGTCGGCGATGAACGCCCTCGCACGGGCGTTGTCCCTCGCCTTCGTGGCGTCAGAACGTTCACGCTGGGACTGCCGGTATGGCTCCGTGGAAACCTTCACGACGTTGTCAGCGAAGGACGGTGAAGCGGCACAGTTGCAGTGATCGTGAGACCGGAACGTCACGCCGGCCTCGGTGTAGACGTGACCTCGGTCAATCAGCATTCGACAGAACCCGCAGTTCGCCCCCACGCCGACACGCTTCCAACCCGACGCGGCAGGGTCTGCGATCGACGACTCGACGATGGTCAGTCGATGCTGATCCGCGATCGAACGTTGCAAGCCACCAGCAATTAGAGCCAACGCCGCAGCCAGATTCGGTGAGGCTTGGAACAGAGGGTCAGTTCCCCACCGCGCCAGCGACTCCCACCGTCCTTCGTCAGGTTCCGTAGCGAGGATCGGCTCGAAACGGCCCTTCGCCTCAGCTTCGTCACGCACATCCTCGTACCAGTCCGCAGCCAGAGCCGCGGCGGCGTCCCCATACTGAAGTCCTAGGGCCGGCAGAACCTCGAGCAGACCATCGCGCGCACCCTCAGCCGACAGCCCCTCAAGTGCGGGACGTAGCGACAGCAGGTCACGCTGCGCCAGTGTTGTCAGGCCCGCCAGGGCTTCCCGCGCCTCCGCTGGTGTTGCCATCGCTCACCGCCTGACGCAGCACATCCAGCACCCCACGCCCAGCCATCCGGCGCTTATCCGCGAGCGCGCGCCGGATCTGCTGAGCATCCAGCCCAAGCAGCTCCAGACCAACCTCAGACTCAGCCAGCCAAGGGACGGCCTGAATCTGCTTCAGGCCGGCGTCAGCCAAGGCGGCCTTCGAGGTGTAACGAGGATCGCGCCAACGCGGCTCAATGGAAGCCCACGAAGGCGGAGGGTCAGTCTCACCATTGACGATCTGCAACGCCCTCAAATGAGAACGCTTGACCGCTGGGGACCAGTCAGAGACGGCACCCTCAGCATCCGCGATCAGCTCATACTGCGACGCGTCGTAAGACTCACCCGACGTGGGGTTCGCCATGTCGGTGATGGCCACCGCGGAGTCAGGCAAGTTCGCCTCACGGGCAAACAGTTTCGCCAAGGCATTCAAGGTGGCCAAGTTCGGGGTGGGAGCAGAAGCTGGGAACTGCTTGATGTCGGCCCGGTCAAGGTTGCTGTCACGCGCATTCGGATCATCAACAGGCAGGTCCGGGATCCCACGAATCCGGCCTAGCGCAGCAGCCATCGCAGCCACGTTCGCGTCGTCCTCGCCCTTGATGTCTTTAGCCATCGCGCCGAGCAGCCAGAAGTCCGGGTAGGAGTACACGTCCATGTGGCCTTCGAGGCGAATCAGGGACCGGACGGCCTGACGCTGAAGCCCCATAATGGGCCGCGTAATCCGCGACGAACCAAACGGGCGCCCCACGCGAGGCTTGTAGACCAAGGGCTCAACCGGCATTCCCCACGGGTGGTCCTGGTGATCCACAGTCCACGAGCCGCGCGACTTCACGCCCGAGATGGTTAGCCCATCGAGGTACAGCACGAACCCCGTGATCGCGTTGTTCTCGTCACGGTTCGTGACAGACAACACCTCATCGAGGCGCCTGCGTCGTGGGTTCCACGTGCCCGTGGCGCTCAAAGCGTCCCGGACGTGCACCAACGACTTCGGCTCGCCCTCAACCCCAACCGTGTTCACCAAGAACGCCGGACCGTGGATGAGGGACGACACTTTGGCCGAGTTGATCTCGGAGCTCAGGTGGTTATCGTCCCAAACCTGCCGAGCACCCAGCGCGTCGAGATCTCCGTCGGCCCAAACGAACCCGTCAAGGTTGCAGCGGCGCGCAAGGGAGTCAACAGCCTTCCCCGTCCACCCCAGGGCAATGCCCATCTTGAAGTACTGAACGGGGATGGTGTCGCCGATTCGGCGCGACGTCTCCTTGTTGTCATACAGCCGCTGCCGCAACAGGTTGGAACCAGCCCGGGCCGCAAGCTCTCCCGCGAGACGGTTCAGGGTCCGCTGCTCATCATCCGTCAGGCCGGGAACGGTGAGCGTGTCAAACTGCGTCACTACCTCACCGCCCCTCTCTGGTTGTGGACGTTCGTCCTGTGCTCGCCCTCGCGGTGCGACTGCTAGTGCTGCTACTTGGCTTCTGATTCAGCGACGCACCCAAGCGCGCCAGCACGACGCCCACCATCGGTGCGATGTTCACGGCCGGGTCGCGACGATCCAAACCCCACCCGCCAGCGGTTCCTATGCCCCGCTTACGGGCACCATCGCGCGCGTCGTTAACGGATTCCTGGTCTGCATGCGTGAGTCGGCCCGACTCAAGGTCAGACACGACCAAGCCGCACCCCTTCGCCATGTCCCCCGCCGAACCGACATGCACGTTCACGCGACGCGCCCGCAAACCCTCAACCATCGTCGAAGCGGGGCTCATGCCGTCGATCACCACCGGAACTCGGCGGCCGGCGCGCTGCCACGCATCAGCAACCCACTCGATCGCCGCGGCCTCATCAGTGCCCGCCCAAAGTTCCTCGACGTGCGCCGAGTCGGCCTCTAGCCAGCAGCCTTCTACCGAAATCTCGCGGGCATGGGACATGTCCACCGCAAGGGCAGAAGGTTTCGCCCCATTCGGGGGGCCGTAGTCGCCACAGTCGGCCCACAACGCCCCGTTGAACGGTGAGAACTGCTTCACGAACTCGTCGTAAATCCCCAGCGCCTCACGATTCCAACTGTCGGGATTCTTCAGCTTCTTCCGCAACCGCAGCATCGCCCGCTCGGTCGTCCTGTGCGGGAACGACGGGTTAGCCTTACGCCACTGCTTCCGGTCCATCGGATCGGCGCCACGATCCGCGCTCGTCTCGATATACAACGTCGCCTCAGACTCACCAGACAACGCCTCATCACGGAACAGCAACCAAGTCTCGGCAGGATCCTTGGGGCGCGGCGGGGTGCCCATCAGGAAGAACAACGGGTCTGGGGCCACATTCTGTGTCGCCGCCATGTCCTCCATGACCGACTCAGTCATGATCTGACCCTCATCACACACCAGGACATCAACGCCGGTGAAGCCACGGCCAAAGCCTGACTCTCGGGCGCCGAACAAAATCCGCGACCCGTTCTTGAACAGGATCTTCTCGTCGCCCTTGCCGCGAAGCACCTGCAAGATGTGCGCCGCAACCTTCGGCCGCTGAGCCATCCCATCGAACTGCGCGAAAGTCTCAGCAGCAGTGGTCTTCCGGTGCGCAGTCCAGATCACCGTCAAGTTCTTGTGCGTCAGACAAAGCGCGAAGATGATGCAAGCAATCAGGTACGTCTTACCGACCTGACGAGGAATGCTGATCTGCACCGTGTCCGCCGCGTACGAATCATCAGCACGCTTCGCCAGAATCAGCCGGCCCGCACCGTCCTGCCACCCGTCGAAACCCCACCCAAGACGGTGACAGGTGTCGCGCACCATCGGCCACCCGGTAGACGCGATGCCCGACGGCGCAACAACATGCCGCGCAACAGCCGACAACGGCCTACGGTCAGTAGCCGGTGCCGTCCCAGGCTTCATCGTCCGTCTGAGCCACCACCGAATAGTCGTCGTCCGTACCAGCCATCCGAAGCTGCTCAATCTCCTTCGAGATCAGAGCAAGCTGCCGATGCAACGCTGCCTTCGCCGGCCCCCGCTCCTCACCCACCGTCGACGCAATCTCACGCTGCTGCGCCTCAAGGATCTCCAGATAGGTGCCCGACTCGACCGCCTCGGCGAGAGTCTTCGGCTTCTTCGGGGCGTCCACCTCAGAGGCGACGCGCAGCTTAGCGGCCATGCGGGCACCTCCTCAGGAACCGAAAAAAGGGAATGGGGGGTACCCGCCT